CGCAATTAACAAATATTTACAACATCCACAAGCATTACAAGAAATTGCCACTGGTGCAGGTAAAACAATTACCACCGCTACACTTTCGCATCTATGTGAACCATACGGACGTAGTCTAGTTATTGTTCCTAATAAGTCTTTGGTTACACAAACAGAAGAAGACTATATTAACTGCGGTTTAGATGTAGGTGTGTATTTTGGTGACAGAAAAGAGTTGGGTAAAACCCACACTATCTGTACGTGGCAATCACTAAACATATTAGACAAAAAGCATAAGGATGGCACAGCAGTATTATCACTAGCAGAATTTTTAGATGGTGTTAGTGCTGTTATTGTAGACGAAGTACACCAAGCAAAAGCAGAAGTACTTAAGAATCTACTAACAAGGAACTTAAAGAATGCTCCTATTAGATGGGGTCTTACTGGAACTGTTCCAAAAGAAAAGTTTGAGTTTGAATCCATCCACGCTTCATTAGGCCCCGTCATAGGTGGCATCACAGCAAAAGAACTACAGGACAAAGGTGTACTATCTAACTGTCACGTTAATGTTGTGCAACTAATGGATACACAAGCATTTACAGATTATCAGTCAGAACTAAAGTATCTTGTTACTAACAAAGATAGAATTGACTACATAGGCAAACTATTAAACAACGTAAGGCAAGAAGGCAATACACTAATACTTGTTGACAGAATCTCCGCTGGAGAAATGTTACAAGAATTAATCCCAGGCAGTACATTTGTAAAAGGAGATGTTAAATTAAAAGATAGAAAGGAAGCATACAATGAAATCAATGAAGGAACTAATCATGTGGTTATTGCAACCTACGGTGTGGCCGCGGTGGGCATTAACATTCCTCGTATTTTTAATTTGGTTCTTATTGAACCCGGCAAATCGTTTGTTAGGGTTATTCAAAGTATAGGCCGTGGGGTAAGAAAAGCAAAAGATAAAGATTTCGTGCAAATATGGGATATCACGTCTACGTGCAAATTTGCTAAACGACATCTAACACAAAGAAAAAAATTCTATAAGGAAGCACAGTATCCATTCACTATAGAAAAAGTAGATTGGAATTAGTATGAGAATATTAACATTAGAAAATAAATCATTAGATTTAAACACATTGCCAGATGAACTAGATGAAGATATTAGATTTGCAATTTTAGATAATTCAGATCCACAAGAACCGGATTTCTTTTTTCTGCCTCTAATCTTTTTAGAAAGTTTTAGTTCACCGGCTATTGTTTTAGAAATTGCAGGTAAAGAAGTTATGATGCCAATTGACTGGCACATGGCAGTAGGTTGTTCCGAAAGTGGTAACGACTTAGAAATACTTCAGTTAACTAGTATTGCAGACAGGGGATTTGAAGCATTTTTGTTTAATCCTTTATCTAGTTATAAACCAGAGTTTGGAGATATTAGAGTAGTAAACTTTTACAACGAAGTGAAATGGTTCTTTCCTAAAATGAAAAATGGCAACTTGTTAAGTGTGCCAATCACAGACGGCGACAAACCTTTATGTGCATTTTTTATTAGAGATGTAACTAGACAAACAGAAGTAATTGATTACGGAAAGATTTTATAAATGGAAAACTTTATTAGAGTATACGAAGATAGGATACCCGCAGAACTATCATCTGAATTAATTAAATGGTTCAATACAGCAAGCACTACAGGACGTCTTGTCCGTCGCAATGGACCAAACATTTCAGATACACAAATTAGTGTTGACGGTGCTCGTAAAGATTTTGTAGATAATATTTACGCATGTCTTGGACCATGCTTAGAAGAGTATGCAGAAGACTTTCCATTTTTAAAAGGACAAGATTTGCTGTCAAGTTTATGTGTAATGCAAAAGTCAGTTCCGTTGTCAGGCGACGGCTATCATAGATGGCATAGCGAACGATTTGGCATGGCAACAACTGAACGTGTGCTTGCATGGACTATCTATTTGAACACTGTTAAAGAAGGTGGCGAAACAGAGTTTTTATATCAAGGTAAACGTGTTGAAGCAAAAGCAGGACGTATTGTAATTTGGCCAGCAGGATGGACTCATGTACACAGAGGAAATCCTCCATTAAGTAACGAAAAATATATTCTTACTGGATGGATTGTAGGTGATGGAGATCAATTACAGTTTACATTAGGAGATAATAAAAACTAATGATGACAGCAAAAGAATACAGAGACAATGTCCAATGGAACTGGGTAATGCAACAGCACTATCCGGGCTATCAAAGATTTTTAAAGTTGTTTAACGAAGAAGAACGTAAATCTTATAAAATGAAATTACCTGCTGGTAGTTTAGCAGTTAATTCATACAATGACGAAAACTTTGATTTCCCACATGATGTTGACCCAGATGGACACTATGAAAAATTTGTATTAAGTGTTTTACAACAACACTTTCCAATTTACAATTTAAAACACAGACGTACATGGTGGTTGCATTATCCTAAGTTTGAACACAGTTTTGTAGGAGTACATAGACACGAAGGCGAACGTGTTCTTACAAGTGTATTGTTCTTAGAAAGCAACCTTACAGAAAATAATATGAATGAGCCAGGAACACTGTTTGCTATCACGCAAGAAAATGATAGAACAAATGAATTGCATGAATTTTTGCCTGTGCCAGGACAGTGTGTAATTATGGACGGCATGGTATATCATGGCACATATCCGACACAGTTTGATAGAAAGGTTTTAGTTGTTGACTACGACTATGAAATTATAGAAGATGATTGATTATCCAAAAAATAATTGGGTCATGGAAACATATTATTCTGATTACGATAAGTTTT